CAGCCGTTACTCAAACAAATATAGCAGTAGATGAAACAGAGTTATTTGTAGCAAGCGTAGCAAATGACGTAGTAGAGCAAAGGTTCTATGTGCCACCATTCTTAGATCGGATAGTGGACTTCCCTTCTCTAGACTCTTGGGGTCAGAAGGTAATGAAAGCCAAGGTAGAAAAAGTAAAAGCCGAGGCAGCCAAGGTAGAAGCCAAGGTAGCCACCATCGAGTCACAGACCGCCCAAGAATCCGAGAGCCAAGAACCACAAGCCCAAGAAGAAAGTGCTAGTGGCAGCGATGAAAACCAAGAGAGTGCAAAGGGAAGCGAACAAGTTACAAGTGCGGTTGAAAGTGAAGAAGTAGAAAACTCAGAGGTAGAAAACTCAGAAGAGTCATCATCAGCAGAACCTGTGCCAGAAGAAAATAGCCCTGAGAGCGTCGAGGAAATAGACGAAGTAAAACCACACTCAGACATTGAGTCAGATGAATCTGGTAAAATCATAGACATGAAAGATCCAGTAATAACACCAGATGACGGACTTGTAGTATCTCCAAGTGTAGCAAAGCCGATATGATCGAATATATTTTATTTAACTATAAGGACAATCTTGTAGGGATGCTTTTCGCATACATAGGAATAGTGTCTATCATAGTTATGTTCTTACCTAAAAATAATATAATCTCTAAAGCGTTCAAGGAGTTCGCATCAATATGCACATCTATATTCAAAAAATAAAGTTCTTACTAGCCCCACTACTGGTAGCCTCAATAGCTTGGGGAGCAGTCCAACTCAATAGTGTTATCTATGACCTACAAGTAGGTATAGACGAAACGTATAGTGTATCTGATTTTAACCCGGAGGGTGGAGCGACTTACTATAATCCAATGATCTTTACTACATCAGTAGGAGGACAGTTTACATTTGATAACTATTCCAACGACTTAACCGGTGGGACGCAGGATACTGCTCTTTTGATATATGATAATGTAGAGGCAGACTTTATAATAGATCGCCCATTTATATTTAACGATAGCCCTACTATTGGTTTTGGAGGGGGGCAGCTAGATACCTTTACTGGCTTCCAACAATATGAAGAACCTTTTAATGGCACTATAACTTTATCTGGGGAGACTACTTATGCAGCCGTATTTTCGTCCTTTACTCCAAATGCCAAAGGCATGATGCAAGTAAGACTTACTGCTCCGGGCCAAATCTATAGTGAAGATATGGTAGCCATACCAGAGCTAAAAGATACCGGGCTATGGATAGCTCTGATTGTAGCGTTCTTTATAGCGTTTTCATACATAAAAATAAAGAACGACTTATAGTCTTTCTTGGGGCAACTAGCCCACTCCTTTACAGATAACCGGTAAACTATATCGGTTTATAATATGACTATCAAACAGAAGCAAGTATTAGAAGCATACCTGAAGACTGGTAGTTTCAGAGGGGCAGCCGAGTTCTTAGGCAAAAACAGAACTTATGTAAGAACAGTTATCAAACATTTAGAATCGAGTGGGGATGTGCCTTGGAGATCTAAAGCACCTACACCAAACCACATTGACGTTACAAATGCTACTGTCCAATACAATGCCGAGGGAGAGGTAGTTCAAGAGTGGCGAAGGCAGTATCCTTCTTTGGGGCTTTTGCAGGACGTTGTTGCCGGGCTATGCGATGAAGTTAAGGGCAAGGGCAAAGCACCTAAAAAGAGTAGGAGGAAGACCAACTCAGATATACTCTATGAGATAGATATATATGATGCACATGTAGGTTTGTATGCAGATGAAAAAGAGACTCTAGATGAAAACTATAACTGCGACATTGCAGCCACTAGGATGGTAGATGCTGCACGATCCTTGGCAGATCGTGCAGACAGTCCGGGCAAGTGCGTTTTAGTCTTTGGTGGAGACATGTTACATATAGATAACCGGACTAACCAGACACCGGGTAGTGGGCATATTCTAGACGCAGATAGCCGGTATCATCGCATAGTAAATTATGTTATCTCGGCTTGCACAGAGTGCGTTAATATAGCCGCTACAGTAGCCCCAGAAGTCGAGATTGTAGTTCTTGAGGGTAATCACTCTAGCCACTCTGAACTGTGGCTTGGACAGGTTCTCAAAGCCTTTTATTCTAACTGTAAAAATATAACAGTCCAAACAAGCCCTAGCCCACGCAAGCATCTGATCTGGGGAGACAATCTTCTAGTGTGGGCGCACGGAGACCGAATCCCTGCAGTAAAATGGCCGATGATCGTAGCGGCCGAGTTTGCTAAAGAGTGGGGCATGACTAAATACAGACATTTAAAATGCGGTCATGTGCATCATAAGAAGGCCATAGCACCAGTAGTAATAGACGAACAGAGTGGTTTGGTAGTAGAGTTCTTAGAAGCTCTCTGTGCTACCGATGCTTGGCACAGTAATTCAGGATACATAGGATCTCAAAAGGGAGCTAGTGCCTTTGAGTATCACAAATTTGACGGATTGATCACAAGACACTACAAGACCTTATGAAAATTATAGCTCTAACTGGGCCAAAAAGAGTAGGTAAAACAACTGTAGCAAATGCTATAGCTAAGAACGTAGATCGGCAGGTAGAGATAATGTCATTTGCAGATCCTATGAGAGATATGCTCAGAGCTATGGGCGTTAGATCTGATTATTTATTAGATCAATCTATGAAAGAGACTCCGATAGCCGGCATAGGCAAGAGTGCTAGACAGTTGCTACAGACTCTTGGGACAGAATGGGGCAGAGGTATGGTAGCCGAAGATATTTGGCTATGGGCTATGGAAAAAAGTGTTCTCCGAGCTAAATACGAAGGTGCGAAGATAATCGTGATAGATGATTGCAGATTTGATAATGAAGCCGGGTGGATAGACAAGATGGATGGCTCAGTAATTTTGTTAAGACGCAAGGGGTTTGAATATGGGATAGATAGTCATGCTAGTGAGCAACCGATTAACAAAAAGAATATAGATATGGTATGCGATGCAACAGATGAATATAAAGCAGCCGAGGAGATAATTGAATTTGGAACATGACATACTAACATATAATTTGATGATGATGCAGGCTACCGAAGACGGATATGAGAAAGCCAAAGCAATCCTTGGCGAGTTCTTTCCCAACTTTGCTATAGTAGTGCAGTATGAAGATGGAAGCGTATGGCATGAAGCCAACAATGCTTTAATAGAGAAAGCCCTCTACATAGAAGCACTAGATATGCTCAAAGAGGAGAAAAGGGCAGAGGATACAGAGGTAGATATAGACTGGGAAGAGGAAGAAGATGAACCACCACCTTGGTCTCCAGAAGAGGATGATTAGTCTATAATGTGTGAATAACTAGGTGTTTGGGGTTATAAATGCCTATTTTTGCTCATTTTATGCCTACAATACTGCACAACTGGACAGTATGCCATTGACTCTTACCCAGTTATTAGCCTTTTTTACAACGTCTGGGCAACGCTGCACAGACCTTTGAAACTAAAACATAACACGAATATGAATAGTCTTACACTCATATTAGCCCTCATAGCAGTTGAATCTAGTGGAGATGATATGGCTCGAGGAGATAACAACTTAGCATATGGAGCTTTGCAATTACACTCTGCTTATGTAGCAGATGCAGCCGAATATGCTAACAGGGATTGGAAGCACGAAGATGCTTTTGATCGTGAAACCGCTATAGATATATTCTTAGCTTACATGTCTAGATATGCTACAGAGGAGCGTCTAGGCAGACCAGTAACTATTGAAGATATAGCACGCATACATAATGGTGGCCCTAATGGATATAAAAAGGATGCCACATTAAAGTATTGGAAGAAGGTAAAACGTGAACTTATCAAACGTGGAGCAATAGACCCACATAACCAAAACACATAAAATATATGGCAGTATTACAAGCTAAAGCCGAATCCTCGTCCGGCTTTGATATAGACGAGTTAGCACCAAGTGGCGATTATGTCGCAACTTGTATTGATATAGCGGATGAGTTTTCCGTGCCTAGAAAGAAGTATCAATCTGAAGAGATGGAGAACATTGATGTAACTCGGTTTCTCTTTGGCTTCAAAGGGCAAGACGGAAAACTCTATAAGGTTCAGACCTTTGAAATGAAAATAAGTGGGTCTCCTAAATCTGCTTTATATAAGTTTCTATCTTCATGGCTCGGCAAAGCCCCAGACTATGGATGGGATTATTGCACTCC